TAAAGAAGACTCAACGATTGGAAGTGTGCAATTAATGGACGAATATGCTAAGCATGTAATTAAAATAAACCTATGCACAGGTAAGCCAAGTGAATTTCATAAACTTACGGTAGCTGATTTGAAAGAGACTAACCAAGTTATAAACCTGATGGTTGATTACGTTAACTCTTAATTGTGCCTAACAAGTGTATATACACACCTTTTTAATAATTGCCTAATAATAAGTATATTAAATTTAAGAATGTTATAAAATCATAACATTTGGAAAAAGTTTAAAAGTAATAATGTTTAATTTAAGAATATGGAAACCTTTCAACAATTAAAAAATAAAGCTCAAAAAGTATTTAATGAGTATATCCGATTAAGGGATAGAAACCGCCCATGTATTTCATGTGGAGAATTTAAAGTTTTGCAGGCTGGTCATTTTTTCCCTGTTGGGTCTTTTGACAGTTTAAGATTTGATGAGAATAATTGTTTTGGGGAATGTGAACAATGCAATTGTATAGATGTAAATCATTTATACAAATTTAGACAAAATTTGTCAAAAAGATTGACTCCCGAAGATTATCATAATTTGCATCAACAAGCAGATAATTATAAAATGTTTGGATATAAATTTTCAAAAAATGAGTTAATAATGATAATTGAAAAATTTAAATTAAAAATAAAAGAATTATAATGAAATTTGAAATAAATAACATCCCAAAATTATCATTAAATAAATACAATAATTTACATTGGACTGAAAAGAAAAAGTTTAAAGATATTATTAAACTTATGACAATGGCATCAACAAAAATAAAGTTAGAAGATAGTTATAATTTAGAATTTTATTTTACTTTTATAGGGCGTAAACTTGATACTATAAATGTTGCCCATTATTGTAAGATAATAGAAGATCAACTTTTTAAACAAGATAATCAAAATAGAAAAATTTGCATGAATGTAGTAAAAGGTGATATTAATAAAGTTAAAGTAATATTAAATGAAAGTAAGAAATTATAGTATAAATGGTAATATCATAATTATAACATTGAGATGTTTTAATAAAATTACAGTTGTTAAAGACAATGATAAGGAAGCTGAATTTTGGGCAAAAAATAATCTGAAAATGTTATGAGTAAAGAAGAAATTAAAATAAAAATAGATTATTATAAAAGTGCAATAAATAGGACAAATTGCAAAACTGAAAAAAGGAATTTAAGATTATTAATGAAAAAATATGAAAATATGTTATTATAATTAAATAATTAATTGTAAGTTTGTAATGAGTTTTTTCATAAATCGGAGGGCAATAAGTTTATAACTGTTTTAGTGTAATTTGAAAAGTCCCTCCTTTATTTTAATAAAATGAAAACTAACAAAATTGAACATACTAAAAAAGAATTAATTGAGGCTCTTACATTATCATTAGGAGTAGTAACATCTGCATGTAAAAAAGTAGGAATTTCAAGAACTACATTTTATAAATATTTAAAAGATGATAAAGTATTTGAAAAAGAAGTACAGAGCATTGAAGATATTGCTATTGATTTTGCAGAAAGTCAATTACATAAGCAAATACAAGATGGTAATACAACTGCAACAATATTTTATTTAAAAACAAAAGGTAAAAAAAGAGGTTATATTGAACGTATTGAGAATGATGTTACAACAAAAGGCGAAAGTATAAATAAAACACCAGAAATAAGAGTTAATACAATTGAAGAGAAAAAACAAATAGATGAATGGTTAGAGAGTTTGTAAATGTTTACAAAAGTTTTTTATAAAAATATAACTGCATTACAAGAAAATAAGAGAGTTGTCATTAATTATGGGGGCTCTTCTTCATCTAAAACAATATCTGTAATGCAAATATTAAAAATAATTGCAGAGAAAAAAGAAAATACATTTATTTTACTAATTGCCAGGTCAGTTCCAAAACTTAAAACCACACTTTTAAAAGATTTTAAGAATATTATAATGAAGAATAGTTATAATAGCAAACTATTCAATAAACAAGATAATGTTTACCAATTCGAGAACGGCTCAACTTTTAAATTCGCAAACGCCTATGATGAAGATACTTATAAGGGTGTACGGTCTGATTATGCTCTGTTAGATGAGTGTAATACGTACAAACAAGGCGAGGGCGTTTTCAATCAAATCGAAATTAGATGTTCACACACTGTATTCCTTACATTTAATCCAAGTTCAAAGTTTTGGATAACAGATGTAATGGCTAGAGAAGATGCCGAAACAATACACTCAACATATAAAGATAATCAATATATTGAAAAATCTATTGTTAATAGTTTAGAATTAAGAGCAAAAACAGATGAAAACTTTTATAAAGTTTATGTTTTAGGAGAGTGGGGTGCATTAGATGGACTTGTGTTTAAGTTTAAGACAAACTGGGACTATTTTAAAGATGAACCTAAAAATTATGATGCAGAATATTATGGTGGGGACTTTGGGTTCACAAACGACCCTACAACAGCCGTAAGAGTGAGAATAGATAATAAAAATAAAATTGCCTACCTTACAGAAGTGCTTTATGAAACGGGACTTCTAAACTCACAAATTGCAAGTATTTTAAAACCAATAATAAAAGATAATTGGATAATATTCGATAGTGCCGAGCCTAAAAGTATTGTATCTTTAAGGAATGAACATGGTCTTAATGTTTTAGGAGCAGTTAAGGGTGCAGACAGCATACGTGCAGGGCTTGAGCGAATGAAAGAATGGACTTTATTAATTAATGTAAAAAGTAAAAATCTAATTAATGAGTTATTTAATTATGCTTATATAGATAAGGAAGGATTAACTAACCAGCCTATTGATAATAATAATCATATAATTGATGCAATCCGTTATGTTTTTCTAAAATATAAATTATAATGGTTAATATCGAACCAAAACAAAAATAAGTATCAAAAATACCCACCTTTAGACTAAAAAGTCGAACCAACCTAATAAAAGTTGAAAACAAAGTAAGATATATTTTTTTATATCAAAAATTATATTATATATTTGCAAATAATATGTTGTATAACATAAAAATTTGTGAATGTTTGGCATACCTACAAAAAAAGATGTAAGAGAATTAAAGGAAGTAATAAGCACTTTACAGCAAAAGTCTTATAGTCCAACTGTTCATTGGAATAGTCAAGGAAATAGTATTCCTTTGTTTGACTTTTCAGATGCAAACGAAATTAAAACAGCAATATCAAGTGTTCCAGAATTATCAAGTGTCATTAATTATTTAGGAAAATCATTTAGTTTAGGACAATATAAGATAATTAAAGACAATAAAGTTATAGATAATAGTAAACTTTATGATTTATTTTCAAAACCTCACCCCATTTATAATGGGTCAGAATTTAAACAATCATTTGCAGAAAATTTATTTAGTTATGGAGTTGCATACATATACATAAATAAACCAGCAGTTACAACAAGTGGTATGTTTATTTTACCAAGCTGGAGTGTAAAACCATACGTAGATAATACCACACATAAGAATTTAAGAGATGCAACTAAATTAAGTGATATTATTAAATATTTAGAAATTGAAAGTAATGGAAAAAGTTTTGAGTTGCCTATTGATAATGTTTTAATTATAACTTTAAATACAACGATTTCAATAAAAGATAAATATTTGAATTATGAAAGTCCGTTAAAACCATTAGAGAAAGCCTTAATGGTAACGCCTGCAATGTATGATAGTATGCAAAATCTTATGAACAATGGGGGTATGAAGGGTTTTATTGCAAATAAAAGTACTGATAGTGGAGGATTTGTTCCAATCGACCCAAAAGATAAAAAGGAACTACAAAAAGCATTTAAAAATTATGGTTCTAAGAGTAACCAATATGATTTAGCTTTCACAAATGCAGATTTAAACTACATTCCAATAACTTCAAGGATTAAAGATATGTTAATTCCTGAACAACAAAAGATGATTAAAACTATTATAGCTGATGTTTTGGGTTTTGATACAGCGATTTTAAATAATGATAATGCAAATAAATACGCAAATTATAAGGAAGCTAGGAAATCCATGTTTACAGAAACGTTAATTCCTGCGGCTAATAACTATAGTTTTGCTTTAAGTTCTTA